CACGGGCGGCTGAAACGCATTCCTGACGAACTCGCACACCTGAAATCCGGTGACTCCGGACCAGATCGCATCATCAGTCAGGACTTCCATCACCCGAGAGGCGATGCTATCCACCTGCATGGAGCCGCGGTAGGTGGAGGCACATTGCACCACCACATCCACCTGTCGAGCGCCATTGTCGCCGGAATCATCCATCGCAAACGTCACGGCCCACGGCAGTTCGTCGCCACCCATCAGCAGCACATATGGTGGATCGGTCCCCTGCTTCAAATGGGTATGCACCTTATCTGTGCCCACTAACGCAAGCAGGCCGCTATCGACCTTCAACGCATCTACCGCCGCGTTGACGCAGTCACGAACCCGAGAGCCGGCCACCTAGACCACCTCCGAGCAGTCGAGTTCCATCCACCGCTGCTTCCCATCCGGATCCCGCACGCCTAGAATCTGCAGCTCCGGTCCTGTTGGGGCCAACCGCTTCAGCCGACGTTCTCCTGTAATCCGGTCATCGAAGTAGGTCATCACGCGATGCGTAGCGAGGTTCTGAATCGCTCCTGCCAGTGACTGCTCCCGAGCAGAGATGGACTGCACATCGCCCCACAGTTGCGGCCCGTCGCTCCAGGTCGTGGACTGCCCACCTTCCCCATCATCAGTGGTCACAGGAATGCGGAGTCCCAGTGAATGGCGCATCTGGCCTGCGCTCATGCAGGCACCATCAGCGGCACTTCGCTATAGGCAAAACTGAGCACCTTCGGTTTCCAGTTCCGACCACGCTTGGCGATCAGGCCTTTCACCGCCGCATCTTCTGGCTGCTTCCGGAGATACCGGCTGGTGCTCGAGTCGCCCTGGTATTCGTGCCGAATCAGCCTATCCGTCAGCACCGCCATTGGGGCACTCACTGCGCACCGCCTGCGCCAGTCCCCATCCGTCCCGTAATGACCCGAGAGCGTTTCGTCATACCCGCCCACTTTCCAGAACATCTCCCGCGTGAGGAAGAAACTGGCCGAATGTGGCGTGATGACTTCCCCAGTGTGCTCAATCCGCGACAGGCTGTAGATGATCTTGGAGTTGTGCTGCCCGTAGACCAGCGCCTCGAGCGTGGGGACAGGCGCCACATGATCCATGTCCGTGACGAGCACCCAGCCTGGTGCCGCGTGTTGAAAGCCGATATTCCGTGCCGCCAGCCAGTTCCAGCGCACATCCTGCTCAATCCGAAACAGCCGAATCGGAAACGGCAGATCCAGCCGCATCAGGACATCCACCGCAGGTAGCGGGGAGCCGTCATCCACGATGATGGCGTTCAGATACGCTCTGAGAGACGCCGGCACGGTATGCCACCAGCCCACCTGTTGCCGCAGGAACTGCGGATTGTCGTAATACGGCAGGACAATCGTGACAGGCTTCGGCGTCATGCGCTGCGGGACATGCACCACAGGCAGGGCCGCGCACCATGGTGTGCCCATTTACGCCGCTCTCCACACCGCATCCACCCACGGCCACCGCTTCGCGGCTTCCTCGTTCTTCGGCGTCTTCACCAGCACCACTTTCGCTTCCGCTGTAGGCGGTTCGTCGCCCAACTCGCTGATCCGAGGAAACCATTCGGTCGGCATCGCATCCGCAATCGGATACTGCTCCCCGATCCAGTCCTGATCGCCCCACAGACGCATGGCGACTGACGGCGTCCAGTCATCGAACAGTCGGTGGTTGACTCCGTTGTCCCAGACCATCACAGAACTGTTGAACCGCCGCACCGTCTTCAGTGGCCCCTTCCCTTCAAACGTCCCACCAGGCGGCACCAACGCGAACCTGGACGGATAGTCTAGAATCTCCGACAACGGCCCTACCACCAGCGTATCGAGGTCGAGATACAAGACCCGTCCTGAGAGCATGAGGGCCGCATCGAAACACCGGACCTTCGACCACCAGCCTTTCAATGGCCGCGGAGCCGGAATCGGAATCGTGTCAATGCCCCGAATCTCCCACGGTCGATCTGTCAGGCAGACAAACCGATAGGGCCGGTCGTCCATCCACCGCGCCACCATCGTCTGCAACCGGTAGACATACTCATCCGAGTAGTCCACTTGCGCCTTGACCCAAACGCAGAGGACCGTGGTCACAACCGCAGCCCCACGGCATACGCCCGATTCGGGAGCACCTGAATCACTTCGGTGAAATACTCCTCAATCCGTTCGACCGCGCCGAGCACTTCCGGCAGATGGACATCATCGAAGATGACCAGATCCCCCGCTTCCTGACGTGCGGCTAACAGACGCCCTTCTTCCTCGACCACCGATCCCTTGTGCTTGCCGTCCACAAACGCCACATGCACCCGTTCTCGGTGCGTCTCGAGCCATCGAACGCCGGTCATTTTTGACGCCTCGATCTTGGACGAGGTCGCCCATGGGTGCAGGAGTTCCTCGAGCGTCTTCAGCCCATCGAGGTCGGCCACCGTGTTCCGGTAAATCCGTCCGTGCGGGTCGATCACATCCACTGTGGCGACATGGCCTTCCACGCCAGCATCCCGAATCGCCCACGCCAGACACAGCGCCGAGAACCCCTTTGCCGTCCCGATGTCCAGCAGCGTGAACGGTCCCTCATCCTTGGAGTAGGAGAGATACCGTCGTGCCGCGGCATACAAGACACGACCATGCTGCCAGTTCGGAGGATGCACCTTCAGGGGACACGCCAAGACCTTCGCGGCCTCCTCGAGCAGTTCACGGTCCAGCGCATAGCCCATCCGCACTTCGAAACCATCAACAGTCGGATACTCCTGCTGCCGTTCGAGGTCGAACGCCTGCTGATAATCCGCGACAGTCGGCCCCAGCCTCGTGTCCGTGGTCATGCCGCGCTCCGTTCACTCGGCACATAGACTTCATCAGAGTGCAGGCGGAAGGACAACCGATAACCGTGGACAGACAACAAGGACCGCACCTCATCCCCGACATGCCCATAAAACTCGATGTTCTCGTTGATCTCCACCATGATGACCGGCCGACAGCGCTCGATGGTCATCCGCGCCCCAATCAATGCAAACAGTTCGAAGCCTTCCAGGTCCAGGCAGAGAAACTCGCAATGGGGCAACTGGAGGTCATCCACAAGCACGGTCGGAATCGATCCCGCCCCAGAGACATGTGTAATGCCTTCATGGGGAAATCGATGCCCCTTCGACCCTCTCCGTGTCTGCGAGGTGTCAATGCCGTCATGCGTCATCCCGAGGGCCGCATGGTGCCGTTTGATGTTCTTTTCTGGCGCATTGGAGCACAGCACCGGAAACAACGCCGCACTCGGTTCGAACGTATGCACCGTCCGGAAATACCGCGCCAGATATTTTGGGAATATACCCAAACACCCACCGGCCTGCACGCAGCAGTGTCGGCCCATGCAAAGACGCAAGGCTCGATCCACCGTGGGCAGATCCCGCTTGGCATACTTCAAGGCCGGCTGACTGCCTGCGAAGGTGGTCCAGTTCCACTGAGGAGGCCGCTTGAGGGCTAGCAATAGAGCCTCCGGATCCAGTCGATGTTCTGAGCTTCATAGCTCCACGGATCCACGCGCCCATGAAACGCGATGACCTTCGCATCGGGCGGCAACTCGTAACTGTTCTTAGACAGATGGACACGGTAGGAGTAGACGCCATCCTTCGTCGTCCAGGTCGCTTCATTCGGCCCCAGGATGTAGGAGAACCATCCCTGATCGGAGCCTTTCTTTCCGGCTCGCTGGGCCAGCATTGGAGAGGTCTTCGGGTCGAACTCCGACCAGACCTTCGGGCGGCTTCCGGTCTTCAGCATCCAGAGCGAGCCGTTATACCACTGCGTCTTCGGGAAGTCGGACTGGCCCCAGATCACGAAGTCTTCCGTGCGGGAAAATAGCGCGGTCAGGTCGCCCACGATGACCGTGTCGAGGTCAATCGACACCAGCCGTTCCCCGAACATCTTCTGGGCATCCGGCGCGAACAACTTCAGCCGGCGATAGCAACTCGGATTCGTGCGCCCGTTCGGATTCGGCACGTTCGCAAAGTCCGGCCAGAGCGGCACCACTTCAATTCGTTTCGTGTCGATGCCGATGGGATTATCGGTCACGCAGATCCGCCGATACGGTGACGGATAGTGCCGGTCAATCATCCGGAACAGCGTGTTGACATGCTCCGACTCAAACCGGCTCCGGTAGCCCAGGAACGGTTCCCACTTGAACGTGACGACGGAGTCAATCACATGATCCGTCCTGGCGTCCGTTCCGCCCCGATATGGGAGACGACGTTCTTCTTCACCCGCACGGTCCAGCCGTCCGGTTCTTCACTGGTCTGGTGATGCCGCAGCAGCATCTGGGAATTCGTCACGCAGGGCTGAGCACTCCAGTGGATCTGCCCAATCTGCGCGGCTTCCGGCGCATCCCGAAACGGGCGCCACCTGACAGGCTCATGGTTCCGGCGTTTATGCGTCGTCAGGCAGGGATCGGTTCTCGCCGCATCCTTGAAGCGGCCATACAGTCGAAGGCAACTCACCTCTGGGTGCTTCTGCACATGCTCGAACAATTCCCACGGGAACGGCCGCAGCGTCTCGATGTCGTTCTCGAGCAGGAAGATCCAATCGGCACCACGTCGCACCGCGGCCGAGATGAGTCCCCAGCGGACCATCCGCATCCCGACCCGTTCCCGCGAGAGGAACACCGTGCGGAAGCCATAATATTTCACGAGGTCCAGCATCTGCTCCTGATCTGTCGAGGCATCATCGGCATGGAGCAGTCGAAACTTGCTCAGGTCGTTGTATTTCGCAAAAGTCTCCAGCGTCCGCAGCGTCAGGTCGTAGCGGTCACACGTCTGAAGGCAGCAGGCAATCAAGCCAGCACCTCGCGGAGATTCGCCAGCGGGAAACACTCTAAGGCTGTGCGCCTCGAGCAGTTCAGCACCGCAATCCCTGCGGCCTTCAACGGTTCGGCCATCGTCTCCGTCAACTGCCTGAACTTGTAGAATGGGGAACTGATGTTGACGGCTCCAGTGTCGTAGAAGTGCCGCCGTCCTTTATCGTCAGGACCCATGTCATACCCAAGCAGCAGTATTCTTGTGGCTCCGAGATGCACCGCCACATTGATGGCTGAAGTGCCTGAGTTATGTCCAGTGACGATACCTGTTGGATCCAGTGAGAGTCCACGTTCCCCCGCATTCCGAAGTGTGGTAATCCCATCACACCAGCAGTCCTTGTTCAGTGGCAGACGACGGTAGCAGCCAGGACAGACGCCCTTCGGTGCCGGCTTCAGAGAGACGCGATGCTGCGAAGGATTGACTCGCACCTTCAGCCCTGAGAATGCCCGCATGGCCTTGTAGTGATTGCCCCACCAAATCTGATCGCTGGAATAAACAACATCGGCCCATGGTGCCAACCGTATGGCATCGTTGACCGCGATAACAACGGACTTCCCTCGCACATAGTCCACATCCTCAGCGCACAGCGAAGGCCCGCTAGCGAGGCACACCACAGTGCCACCGTCAGCCAATCTGGGGAGCGGCCCGCCTAGGACACTGCCGGATCGCGGAGTCGATAGAGCAGTTTCACCACATCCGGACATAGCGTGCCCATTGGCTGTTCATTCCTGCGCTCCGAATCGTCACCACGATTTCGGTATAGTTCCCCGAATTGCGTCAACACCGCGCCTTTGACTTCCCACGGCACCGTATCAGCGTCCCATGCAGCAACTGTCTCCGACCAGTCGTCCGCATCGTCAATGCGCTGCGTCACATAATTCATCACCAAGGCGTGTGCGATGTAGAGCTTCAGTTGCAGATCCTCATCTTCCGTGTCCACATCCAGCGACAACTTCAGATGCTGCTTCGCCTGCTCCAGCGTCACGAACTCCTGTAAAGGGGACCAGGCCATTAGTAGCGGTTCTCGCCCTTATCGCCCTTCGGTCCCATCGGTCCCTGCGGCCCCGGATCACCCTTCTCGCCCTTGCCGTCCGTGCCCTTCTTCACCGCCAGCCGCCATGCGCGAGACTCGGCATCCGATCCACCCGGCTTCGCCTGTGTGGTCTGGCCGGTAATCCAGAGCGAGCCGCTATACGTCACCGACTCCCCAGCCTCGTAGGTCTTGCCGTGCTCGTAGATGCCACGATAGCGCGGCACAGCCGTCTTCCAGCGATGTTCCTTCACCTCACCATCGACACCGATATACCGATGGACCAGTTCGGCTGTCTCAGGCTCGTAACTCGCCTCGAGATGCGTAAAGCCCATGCCGTCCTTCCCGTTCTGGCCGTCTTTCCCGTCCAGCCCTTTCGTCCCATCCCTGCCGGGAGGCCCAGGCTGGCCGGTCATGCCGTCCCGGCCGTCCCTAGGAACAGGCACTAACGCTGCAGCAGCCGTGGCGAGCGCCTGCAGGTCGATGGTGGCATCCTTCCCGTTGATGCCGTCCTTCCCGTCCTTGGGCACCGGCACCAGCACAGCGGCCATCCTAGCGACTTCTGAGAGGTCTACCGGATCCGCATCCTTGCCGGCTGGTCCTTGCGGTCCCGGTTCTCCCTGTAACGGAGGCGACAGCGGCTCGAGCACGTATCTTGTCTCTTCTAAAGCCTTTATCCGTGCCAGCAACGGGTCTGTCGCATCCTTGATAGTCGAAGCAATCACTGCCGCTAAGGTGTCCAGTTCTGTGACGGTCATGCCGGAAGCCGTGCCAAGGCCAGACGAGTGGCCTGAGCCAAATACCCTGCCTCAATCTTTCCGAAGGCTGGGGCTAACGCCCTTGTAGTGTCCGGCTGGGGCGTCCCTGATGGTGCCGGCGTCTGATCTGGCAT